CGACGGCGCGACCGAGCGCGCTCTGAGCGGATGGGGGCCCCGACACGGACGGCAGCCTGGCCGCTGCCCACCACATCCGCAATGACATCCGAGTAGACAAATCCATGACATCCGAGTAGAGTCATTTCTGCATGTACTCGTCTTGTTCACCCGCCGTCGCACACGGCCCGTTGGATGTGTCGATGTCCACCAAGACAGGCTGGCGCGGGCATACCACGGCGATAAGGAGGTCTTCGGGAATGGGCCAGTGGCGCTACTGCAAAGAGTTCGTCGCTCTGGGGGCTGCGATACGGGAGCTGCGCGGCCGGCGACGCCTTACGCAGGAGCAGCTCGGCTTCGCGGCGGACGTGCATCGCAACTACGTTGGAGCGGTCGAGCGAGGGGAGATCAACCCGACGTTCTTCACGCTGATGCGCCTCACGGACGCTCTCGACGTCTCGTTTGCGGAACTGTTCGAGGTCTTCGAGGCCCAACGCGCGTGGCCGTCAAGATCACCGCAGACGAGCAGCGTCCTTCGTAGGCTCGTGGCGGCCCGGCAGCAGTAACGCATCCAGGTGGTTTTCATGGTCCCCGGCCAAAAGGGGGTACTTGTCGGCCAACTGACATTCTACATTTCGGTGTCACTCGCCGTACGGTGTCTCACAGTTAACTCGCTCCGAGTTGGCTACACAGCCAGTGAAGAACGGTTTAGTATTCTTCTCCTGTGATCCCTGCCAGGTGTGATAGGACGTACGTGCGGGCGCGCTGGGGCCGTTGTAGGGCTCCTTCCCCCGTTCGATGGCGCATGGCGCGCCCGTGCGTGGTTCGGCTGGTCATCCTGGCTCTACCAGGAGGCTGTTATGCCGATGCGCCTTCCAGTAACGCTGGAAGTGGAGTTCCGGGGCGTTAAGCCCCAGCGTGACTACACGATTAGAGACACGGGCGAGCGGCGTACTGCTCCGCCTGTGCTCAAATTTGAGTGCGAGAAGCCGGACGGCGACGTCGAGGTTGTTGAGGTGTCGGGTTCATCGCTGGACCGGATGACGCCGGCAGTCGATTACGCGAAGTTTCGCAAGGGCGACCGGTTCACGCTGAACGGGGTGGCGGTGATTCAGGACCGTGGATCGGATTGGGACTCGTATCTCGCGGTCGCCGGGTGCGAGCCCGTGAAGGCGCGTAGCGTCGGTTCCGGGGCGTGACGCCGTGTGGCGCGCGATGGTGGCCCTGGTGGTGGCGTTCGGGGCTGGGTGGGCATACGTCGTCGCCAAAACGGCGCGGGCCGTTACGGGCTGGGGTTCGTGAGAGGCGTAGCCGATGCCTGCTGACGTGAACGTCATCCAGTTCTCGGGCGATGCCGAGAAGTGGCTCAAGCTCCTGTTCTTTGAGGGCTTGGTGTTCGGGGTTGTCATTACGACGCTCGTTGTGATCGTGGTCGTCGTGAAGTGCTGGCGGGGCTGAGGCGTGGACGATCTCGCGCTTGCGGTGGGTCTGGTCATCTTGGGAACGGCGGCACCGGGCTTGCTGCCTGGCGCCGTGGCGCACTTCCTCCGGCGGGCGGTTGAGTCGTGATCCGGGACTTGGCTGAGATCACGCTGGAGAGCGGCATGGCGATTGTCTACGCCGCTGTAGCTGGGGCGCTGAGCTTCGGTGCGGTGGTGGGCGTGGTCGCCGTGTGGGTATCGACGGCCGCTTGGGCGGGCCGTCGCTGACGAAGGAGGGGAGGTGAAATGAAGAAGATCGGTAGGCGTATTGGGCTCGGACTGATGGTCGCGATGCTGTCGCTCTCGGCGTTCGTTAGCTCGGCGTCGGCGACTGCGAACACGGCGGTCGTGGACGCCGCGAGATCCATCGCGACTGACCAGAGAGACACGATTGAGGCGGTGCTGCCGTACATCGTGCTGATTCTCGCGGTTACGGTCGGGATCTCGGTCGTGTTCTGGTTCGCGAGCAAAGGCAAGCGAGCACTCAAGTAGCGAGCTATCCGGGCGTTCTCCTCTGCCAAGCTCACGGTGGTGGGGGAGAGCGGCCGAATGGCAGCTTCAATCGACATAGCAGCGGCAGACGACGTGTTCGTTTATGACAATGGGCCAATCGGCAACCCGGATGGCGCGCCGGCCGACATCCCGGGACTCCTCCACAACGGCTATGACATGGTTGTCGCCGTCTTGGTGGATAACCGAGAGGCGTTCCTTTATCTCGCAAAACTTGGCCTGGTCTTCGCGTTTGGTTACGCCCTGTTCACGCTCTACCGGAGGCGTGGAGATGGAGACTGATCCGGCCCAGCCGATCGTAGACCTGGCCGCGAGCGTCGCTAGCGCGAGCTGGGAGACGGTTGCCGCGATTGCGCCCTACTACGCCGCCCTGTTGAGCGCGGTGCTTGGCGTGTATGTCCTTTTCCGTCTGCGTCGATGGCTGAGGCCGCGATGACGCGCAACTACGCGAGGTTTGTCCTTGCAGGAGCCATGGCCCTGTGCTTTGTCACGGTGGGCATCTGGGGCGCTGCACCCGCTCGGGCGCTGGTGCCTGAGTCGGTGGCGAACAACGCTGACGGTGTGACGCAATGGCTCTATCGGGGCGGTGGGCAGGATTCAAGTGTCACGCCGAGATGTCTCCAGGTGTGCGACGACCTTTGGCTGCAAGAGCATCGCCCAATGCCAAATCTGCCGGCGTCGAGCCAACTGCACCGTGAGCTGCGCCTCCTGCGGTGGCGCATGGGACTGCGGGTCGCGTTTCGCGGGCTGGGCACGATCGGTCTCGGCGTGAGTGCGTTCGAGTTGGGGTGGAAGCTCGGGACGGGGATACGGGGACTGTGGGAAGACGGAGACGAGGCGCCGGCTACACCCGCGAACGCGACGGCGACTCTGAGAATGGTCGCGCGCAGTAAGGGCGACGTGTGGGCCGGCGGGAGCGGCGGCCTGTGGACCGTGACGGTGAGAGCACCGGAAGACGGCTACAATCTCAAGTCGAATCACACCGGAATTGAGATTGGCGGATGGTGGGAAACGCCGGGGACTGGACCGGGCGGAGTCGAGAGAAACGCTAACTGCGTGTACAACGACTTCACGCCCTTCCCGGCAGTCCCGGAGGGCTTCCGCGAGGTCGTCGTTCCCGCGAACGCGCCAACGTGCGTTAGCGGCGGCCCACGGTTTCACTACTACTGGAAGCCGGCGCCCGCCCATCCGCCCTCGGAGACAATTCCTCCGGGGACATGGCCCGCGACGTTCAATCCAGGAGTCCAGCCGGAGCTGAACCTCGCGCGCCAGAAAATGCTGGATGAGATCGACAGAAACCCAGACGACTACAGAATTCTGCGGCCGTGGCTTGACAACCGGCTCGGAGGAGCGAGCCCTGACCCGATCTATGACGTTCAAGTAAGACCGCAAATGTGCCTGGGGCTTTCGGCGAGTACCTGTAGAACCGAGCTGGAAGCGGCGGGATTCATGGACCTCAGCGCGTATACGCTGGACTTTGACCATGCCGCCACCGGCATAGCGGGCGGACATGTCACGGGCCTGTATCAGGAGGGGCAGGCGGCGGTCGTTCCGGTGTTCGATCCGGCCGTTGTCACTGTGCCGGAGGATTATCCGGTCCTCCCGATCGGCACGACGGTTCCGGCTCCGCTGCCCTCGACGATCGCGCCGCCGACGCAGACGTACACGCTCAAGGCCGACAGAAGACTTCTCATCATCACGAACCCGGCGCCGGACCTGATGCCTACGCGGGTGCTGGCGCCACTGCCGCACGAGACGGGTGACGCGTACGTGCAGCGGCTCCAGGCGAAAGGGCTGCTCGGCAGAGTCATGGTCGTCTCCGACGCCGAGACGGACCTCGACCTTGGTCCGAACGAGGTGATCGTCGTGGCACCTGAGCCCGGAACGCGCGTCAGAACCGGCACGGAGGTGGTCATACGCACAAACCCTTCGAGCGCCCCGGCTCCAGGGCCGGGGCCGGCCGGTCAGTGCGGGCTCACGCCACCGTTGTCGGCGTTCGATCTCTCCCCGATCACAAGCACGGGACTGGGCAGCAAGGTTCCGTTTTCCCTCGTGCCGTTCGTAGGAACGAGCATCAGTGGACTTGCTACGCCCGGCGCGGCGCCGAACGTAACCGTGCGTGTGTTTGGAGCCACCGCCGACTTGTCCTTTCTGGAGAACTTCAGCGACGTTATCGGCCTGTTCCGGTTGGTCGAGACGATCTTGCTCTGGGTCGGTGTCGCATGGTTCCTGTACGGGCGCACAATCGGAAAGGCCGGGTGATCGTTGATGGGCTGGGCCGTATGGGATCTCCTGACCCCGCTGTTCGACTTCCTCAAATGCCTGGTGATGTTCGCGGTGGGCCTCATGAGATTCGTGATCGTCGGCCTGGTGAACCTTCTGATCGCGGGCTTGATGGGCCTGGTGGTCATCGCGACGAGCTGGCTTCCGGAGGTGACGATGCCCCAGTTGCTCTCCGTGCCGTTCATTGCCGAGCTGAACTGGCTGCTGCCGATGGACCAACTCGTGGCGGCGACGACGATCGTGGTGGCGGTCCTGGGAACGTGGATGCTCGTCCAGATCCCGCTGCGGTGGGCGAAGGCAATCGAGTAGCGCATGTGGTGCCTCAGTCGCCTGGCAGGGACGCTGCAAGAGTCGTCAGACGCCCCGCACGCATTGGTCGTGATCGCCAACCTGCTCGTGTTCGTCGCGGTCATGCTGATCGCCGTCGTGATCGTGCGGCGGAGGTGGAGAAGGGCACGAGACGCGAGGATGGGCCGGCGGTGGGTATCTCGGCGCCTGCGATTCCGGTGGCCGACGTTGCGGGGCGGCTCGGCGCGGTGCTTGTGGCGGCGCTCGCGGCCGTCTACGGCTGGTGGCGCATCAAGCGGTGGCGATGGGAGCGCCGCTACCGGGCGGTCGCCGAGCGCCTCGCCGGAATCGCAGCCGCAGACGCACAGGGCAAGCACGAGGCGGAGACGGAGCGTGCTGCACAGGAGGGGGTCGCCTGATGGCCGTTGAGGGCTACGTCGGCTGGCACGGCCAAGGGAAGACGTACTGCGCCATGGCTGACGCGTTGTGGGCTTGGCACCGCCACGGGCACGCGCTGTGGACGAACGCGATCGTCGCAGGGCAGCGGGAGGCGCACGAAGTCGTCACGGGAGGCCCCGAAGACTTGGCCGCGACGCCGATGATTCATTTTGAGACGTGGGACGAGCTGATGGCGCTGATCGAGCTTGCCGTGCAGCCGCCCGGCATCCGTGCGCGGCTGGTGATCGATGAGGCCGGGAAGTTCCTTTCGAGCCGCTTCTACCAACGCCTGGACCCGCGAGTTCTCACGGTGCTCCAGGAGCGCCGAAAGATCGGACGGGGCCTCGACGTCGTGTGGACCGCTCCGAGCTTCGGACACGTCGATAACCAGCTGCGAGACGTCACGCAGCTGGTCTACAAGGCAACGCGGTTCGGCGGCAACGAGTACAGCCATGACAGCGGGCGGCCACCGACCGGGTTCCTCCTGCGCGCCTACCGACCCGATGACGTACAAGCAAAGCGCGCCAAGGCGATCGGTCGCCGCCTGCTCCCGTTCACGCGCGCGATAGGCGACGCGTACGGCACCGGGATCGTCTCCATGCGCGTGCCGATGGCCGCGAGAGTGATGCAGCGCCCGGAGTACCGAGACGGCAAACAGCAGGGCGGTGCCGAGGACCGGCCCGTCGAGGTGACGGTCAACGTCGCTAGAACACGACGGGGGCGACGATGAAGGCCCCGCTAGACGCAGCTCGAGCGCGCGGTAGGAGCGCCCGCCCCCGCCCCCCTCGATGCCGGCAGTTCTCGGCCATCACGGGCACGAAAACCGATCGGATGACCCCGCAGCGCCTGGGCGCCCTCGCCCGGACGCGGTCGTGCCGCGCCGAGCCCCGTGGGCCGGGCGGCGGGGGTGCGGGAGCGCCCCGCCGCCGGCCCCCGGCCCGCTCCCTCGGCCCGGCGTGCCCGCGCGCCGGCGCGCAGACGATGCGCGTGCGGCTGGTGGAGGCGGTCGGCCCTTCTAACAGCCGATCCTGTTCCAAGGATGAAACACAGGCGCGTTGTGGCTGAGCTGCGCCCGCCGGTCGATTTCAACCCGGCGATCCCGCGACCGGAGCCGACGCTCGCTGAGCTGGTCGAGGCATGGGAGGGCCGCGAGCGCGCGCGCAGAGAGCGCGAGCGTGGGCGGCTGTGGGCTGAGGCGCGCGACGCCGCGCGCGCAGGGGCGCTCAGCGAGATGGGCGCACGCGGCATCGATGCGCCGGCCTGGCTGCGCGACAGCGGAGTCTTGGGCGCGAAGGCGCGTGCCGCGCTTCCGGCGGCGGCGAAGCGCGGTGAGCTGGTCGCACAGGCGGGAGTGGATACGTGGTCGCCTGCCTGGTACGTGGAGGAGGACAGCGAGGCGTGGCGCGCGCTGCGCGAGCTGGTCCCCGCTGCCGGGTACGTCGGCCGTCCCCTGCAAGGCGAAGCGGACGGGCATCGCGTCGTGTGGTTCCCTGACGCCTCGCTGCTCGCAGCGGAGGGTCATCCGTCGCCCGGAGCGCTCGCATGCGCTGACGAGCTGCCGGAGGCGTACGAGCGCGTACGCCTGGCCGTCGCCGAGCTGGTCGGCGCCGAGATCCGCGAAGCGTGGAACGCGGGCGTGCGTCGCCTCGATGCGACATGCGATGTCGCGCACGCCGTGCCGGCCGAAGGGCTGGCGCTTCTCTCCGGGGTCGCCGCGCTCTACGTCGGCGGGGTCCAGTCGGTCGTCCGACGAGCGTCGAGTTCGCGCCGCATTGAGACGGTGGAGATGCACGGGCATCGCGGCCGGCGCATCCTGGCGCGCGTCTACGACAAAGGCGTAGAGCGCGGCGACGCCGTACCGGGCGCGCTCGTACGACTCGAAGACCAACGCCGCTACGACCGCGCCGCGCGGCGCGACGTGACGGAGCTGACAACTGCGTACGTGCGGGGAGCGTTCAGACGACGCTTTGTCCCGCTCTGGCGCGCATCGAAAGGAGTACAAGTGGCTGGGCCGCTGGTGCTCGCCGCGCGCATAGGCGAGCTTGTCGAATCCGGACAGCTGACGCCGACCAAGGCGCGCGCGGTAGCGGGGTTCCTGCTGCTCGATGCGGCCGGCGTCCGGCAAGGAGGACGCACGACTCGTTGGCGCCTTCAGCGCACGTGTGCTGAAGCGGGTCTGGTCCTGCCGGATGGCGTCATGGAGGAGGTCGAGGTGGACCTGGGCGAGGTCCTTGAGGCGGTTCTGGAGGCGGACGCGTGGGTGCGCGGGGGCTGAGGCCGCAAGCTGCGGCTGCGGATGGCATGAGCGTCGAGATTCCCGACGTTCTGATCGATGCGCTCGCAACGCGAGTGGCTGCGAAGCTAGCTGCGCAGCGCACGCGGGCAGAGTCTGACACGCCTTGGATGACGAAAAGACAGGCGCTCGCCTACACGAGAATGGAGAGATCCACGTTCGAGAAGCTCGCCGCCGCTGGACGCCTTCCATCACACGGCACTGCACGCGTTCGGCTGTTCCACCGGGACGAGGTCGACGCGGCGATCATGCGCGACTACGCTCCGGCACCCAGTCCAACGGCGCTCAGGAGGGCGAGCTAGATGGCGCGGTGGAAGCGAGAGAAAGTCGAAGGCGAGCCGAATCTGTATCACCGGGGCAGAGAGTTCTGGGCGTGCGCGACGCCGCCCGGTTCTCGACAGGCGGCGTGGGAAAAGATCGGCGAGGTCCGGATCATGGAGGCCCGGCGGCTGCGCGACGACTTCGTTGGCCGCGTGCGCTCCGGCGCGGTCGCCGCGAGAAGACCTCCCAAGGTCCGCGTCGCGGATGTGATCGACGGCTTCATCGCTCGCTGTGATGCACGCGCGGACGCGGGGACGCTTGCGCCGCGCACGGCGGACGACTACAAGAGCAAGCTCGTCGGGCACTTCAAGCCGAGCTACGGCTCGCGCCTGATCGCGTCGATCACGCCCGACGATCTCATCGAATGGCACGAGGCGCAGCTTCGTCTCGACGCGGCCACGTCCACGATCCGTGGCCGGTGGATCGCGATACGGGCGATGTTGGCCTGGGCCGTGCGACAGGGCTATGTGCCGGTGAGCCCCGCCAGCCAACTGACCCGCGACGAGGTACCACCAACCGGTGGGGCCGAGGTTCGGTTCCTCACGAGAGCCGAGATGGAGCGCCTTCTCGACGCGGCACCGAGACGGTTCCGCACTGCAATCGCCACGATGCTGTTCACCGGCATGCGCGCAAGCGAGGTGCTCGGCCTGATCTGGGAGGAGGTTGACCGGGACGCGCAGGTGCTCCACTGCCGCTACCAGATGAGCCGCAGCAGACAGCCGAGACGGGTAAGACTCAAGCGCGGCGGAAGACCGCGCGACGTAATGATGATCGACCAGCTTAGAAGCCTGCTGCGCGATCACCGCATGGCGTCGCCGTGGTCGGCCGACACGGATCTCGTGTTTACCTCGACGGTCGGCACGACGATGACCTACCGGCGGCTGTCGGAGGCGATGGTCAGAGCATGCAAAGACGCGGGCCTCAGAGGCGTCTCCTCACACAAGCTGCGCCACACCTTCGCGTCCATCCTCATCTACCAGGGCCGTGACGTGGTCTTCGTCTCCAGACAGCTCGGTCACAGCAAGCCGACGACGACGCTCAACGTGTACGCCCACCTGTTCGAGGCAGCGAGACAGGCGGCCGAAGCGCGCGACCAGCTCGGCAGAGAGTTCGGGGGGATGTTGGGATGACCCGCTGCTACAAGCAGACTCCAAGCAGTTGCGGAAACGAGCAGCGCTTAAGAGCGGTCGGCAGGGGTGCGAAAAGCCGAGAATTCCCCGGTGGTTGCAGCGAACGGAATCGAGCGGCGGGCTATCGGTTCTATTTACAAGACAGGTGCTCTACCAGCTGAGCTATTCCGGCGAAGCCGGTCCAGCGTAGTGGATCCCGGAGGATCGGCGTGCTCGCTCAGCGTCTTCGCTGCCCGCGCCGGCCAGTGCGCGCAGCCGCTCTTCGTAGACGCGGATCAGCTCGGACAGCGGGACGCTGAGGCCGTACGCGAGGCCGACGAGCGCGGCGAACGACGGCGTGATCTCGCCGCGCTCGATCTGCCCGACGTACTTGCGTCCGACGCCGCCCTTCGCCGCGACGCGCTCCTGCGAGAGCTGCTGACGGGCGCGGATCTCGCGGATGGCGGCGGCGAGCGCCCGCAGCTCGGCGTCGATGGTCGGTGGCACTGCGAGAACTCTTAAGCGGTTCCCGCTTGCTTTCCACCCGCTATGGCATTCAAAATGTGTCGCGCAGGGGGTATTTTCCCCTGTCGAAGGGGTCTGGCAGGCGCCCCCTCCGGCTCAACCTCGGTGCGCCCCGCGGATCCCGGCGACGAGTCCGAGACCCCCATCGGGCTCGACACGGCAGCGCCCCGGCTCCCCGAGCCGGGGCGCTCGCCTCTCGCTCACGTGCGCGCCGGCTCGCCGTTCCATCGCCGCTCGAGCTCGCCCAGCACGACGCCGAACAGCAGGTGCCGCCACGTCGCCTGCGCGAGCGCCCGCCGGCTGCCGGTCAGGCGCGGCAGCTCTCCGCGCGCGGGATGGAAGCGGTCGCTCAGGCGCCCCAGCGGCCACAGCGCGAAGTTCTCCACCTGCGCTACGAGCGCCCCGCGCGCCGCCGGCGGCACGCCGCCCCGTGCGAGCAGCGGCGCCACAGCGCCGGCATACACCGCGCCGAACATCGCTCCGTTCTGCACGTGCAGCGCGAGCCCGAGCGGATACCAGCGAGCGCGCTCCGCGTGTGGCGCGAGCGCCCGTCCGAGCAGCTCGACGTCGTCATACGAGCAGCGAAGGACGCGCTTGTCGAGCGGCTGCTGGAGCGCCCACGCCGTCGCGGCGACGCCGCCGGCCAGCGCACCGCGCAGCATTCGTCCGCGATGCAGCCAGTCGAGCGCCATCGCCGCGACTGTAACGTGCCTCCGGGCTGAGGGTACGTAACCGCGGAATGGATCTGCAGCGCCTCCATCGGCGGGCACGCGAGCGCGGCGTGAATCCGATCGTCTACTGGCTCGTCCGCGGGGTCCTCCAGCCGCTCTTTCACCTGTACTTCCGCCTCTCGCGAATCGGGCGCGAGCACATCCCGGCCGATGGACCGGTGATCTTCGCGGCCAACCACCGCAGCTTCCTCGATCCGTTCGTGATCGGCACGATGATGCGGCGGCCGATCTACTACGTCGCCAAGAAGGAGCTGTTCGCGAACCGCGTGCAGGCGTGGCTGCTGAATGCGCTCGGCGCCTTCCCGGTCGACCGCGGCAACGCCGATCAGGACATGGTCGAGACCGCGAAGGCGATCCTCGCGCGCGGCGACTGCGTGCTGATCTTCCCCGAGGGCACACGCGTGCGGCCGGGCCCGCCCGGGCCCGCCAAGCGCGGCGTCGGCCGGCTTGCGCTGGAGACCGGCGCGCCGATCGTCCCGATCGCCGTGATCGGCACGACCGAGATCCGCCGCGGCTGGCGCATCCGCCCGAGAAAGGTGCGGATCCGCGCCGGGCGCCCGCTGACCTTCCCGCGCGTCGAGTCGGCCTCGCGCGAGCTCGGGCAGGCGGTCACCGACCGCATCTGGCCGTGCGTGATGCTCCAGTGGGAGTGGCTCGGCGGGATCTCGCCGCTGCGCCGTGCCGCCGTCGTCGGCGCCGGCGCCTGGGGAACCGCGCTCGCGGTCGCGCTCGCACGCGCGGGGCTTGACGTCGAGCTCGGCTGCCGCTCGCGCGAGCAGGCCGAGACGCTACGCGAGACCCGCGAGAACGCCCGCTACCTCCCCGGCGTCGCACTGCCCGAGCGCGTCAAGCCGTGCCACGCCGCCGAGCTGGAGCTGGCGGTCCATGACCTCGTCTGCCTTGCCGTGCCGGCACGCGACCTGCCTGCCGCGCTCGCCGCGCACGGCAGCGAGATCCCGCCCCGCGCCGGCGTGCTCGTCGTCTCGAAGGGGCTCGTCCCGCCGCTCGGCACGCTGCCGTCGGCCTACGCCGCCGAGCGCGTGCAGGCGCGTACCGTCGCCGCCCTCGCCGGCCCCTCGCACGCGGCCGACGCGCTCGAGTCGGGCGCCTCGGTCGTGCTCGCGACGCATGACGACGCGTTCGCGCACGAGCTCGCGCACGTGCTCACGGCGGCCGGATTCGACGTGCAGACGACGCGCGACGTGACCGGCGTGGAGCTGGCCGGCTGTGCGAAGAACGCCGCCGTGCTGGCGGCCGCCGCCGCCCACGCCTCGGCCGGGCCCAACGTCGCCGGCGCCGCCGCCGGCAAGGTCTTCGCCGAGATCGACAGCCTCGCGCGCCGCCTCGGCGCGGCCCCCGACACGTTCGCCGGGCTCGCCGGCGCAGGCGACCTCGTCGCGACCGTCGTCGCCGACGGCAGCCGCAACCGCCGCGCTGGGGAGCTGCTCGCGCGCGGCGTCCCCGCGGCCGAGATCGGCCCGGCGCTCGGTCACGCCGTCG